CTCGGGGTCTTGCTCTATTTGACCTAATGAGTTCCATTCATCATTCATCGCTTCTTCTCCCCGTTTGGCTTCGCCAAACCCTATTTTTTTACTTATAAATGTATTAGTATTTAGTACTAAATTGCTATACAGCTGTGACTGCTGTATCAGAAGTGCCGATTTGGGACTCCCATCGGTTAGCCGCGAAACGGTAATGTACTTGCCGTTGATAACCTCCCGAGTGGTTTTAATGTAGCCAGCCTCTCGGAGCTCCTTTAAGACAGCCAGCATGGTTTTGCGACCCTCTGAAAAAATCCGAGCAAGGTTCTCAGCGCTGATATTAGCCTCTGATTCTTGTAGATACATGTAGACCCCTAGGGCACGGGCTGAAATCACTCCCTAGACCCCTTCTTGGGCGTTTCTGTGGCCTTCAGGAGTTCGGCTGCCACCTCTCTGGCGATCATTTTAGCTAAAGCTTGGACACCTAGATAAAAGTCCTCAGCCAGCTCCTCATCCTCTAGGTCTTCGTCGTCAAAGTCCTCAAGGTCCTCAAGGTCCTCTTCGACTTCCTCCTCTGGCTTAAAGAACTCTTCCAGCTCAGGGATAGACGGGTTCAATATAACCTCAGACGCGCCTGGGTTGAACTTAATCGGCATCAAGCCCTCGGTCAGATCAAAAGAAGGCACCTTATGCTTGTCAAAGATGCTTAAGAGGTTATTGGTGCCTTGATCCTCATCATCTACCAATATAAAGGCTATGACGTTGGTGCCTTTTAATTTAGTGCACGCAGTATCAAACGGAGTGTCGGAGTGGCTTACCGATGAAGAGGGTATGCCCTCATAGTTAGCGTCTTCTCTGCAGAAGAGCAGTATGTCTTTGCTCTTGTCTTTAGCAAGTTGCGCAGCAAAGATCTGCCCTTGACTTGGGCGCTTCTCATACGGGAATACAAAGGTAACGTCTTGTCCGTGCCCGTATACGTAGTCTTCAATTAGTGCTTCTACATTTGCGCGGCTGGTCTGTCCATCACCGGCAACTATTACGTAGTATTTGTCCATAGGACCCCCTGACTTAGGGGGCCTACGCTAGCACATCAGGTTTGCGGTTGTGCAAGATACACGGCGGCGGTACTTCCAAGAGGCAGTACTGCCGCTAATGTTGACCCAAATAGACGGGTTTGAACTGCGTACTTGTTTTTATAGTAATGGCTACGCGCGGCATTTGCAGACCCCCCTTCCCATACAAAGTCTGAAGCGTCTCCTGGACCACCTGAGCCGTCAAAGTATGCAAGGACTTGTCCGTAATTTTCAAAGAGAGCTTGGTCAATATAAAGCACGTCGCTATTGGCTACAGAACTCCAGTTAATTTCTGCACTTGCGTATGCCGCGTTAGTTGGGGCCGCTCCAGTTACATATGGACGCGAGTAAGGTGCAGTGGCTGAGACAGGTGTTCCTATTACGGTACTGATTAATGTGTATGACGAGTCGTACCAGTTGATCTTTGTGGTAACAGTTTCAGTAGTTCCGCCTGTCCACGCGTAGCAACTAAATGTGTAGGACGTGTTTGGGTAGTAGATATTAAGTAGTTGACTGGTGGTTGACCCGTCCCAAGACTTTACTACCACCGAAGTTGTTCCTGTACCAGTCAAGATAAGAGAGTGGCCAGTTTGATAAGCAGAACCTGATGTAGCAAGTGATGCTTGGTCAGCAGCCGTTACTGCATATGAGAATGTATACAGTGTTACTGCTGTGATAGTGCGGTTACCGTTGTAGTTGGAAGAGGTAACTCCAGAGCCAGTTATGTTCGCAAGTGTTACTGAGCTGCCCACTTGTAGAGTGTGAGGGGTTGACACAGTTACAGTAGCTACGTTAGAGCTTATAGACGTAGCAGTTACTGTGTAAGCAATTGTATTTGGCTGCTTTACTGAAGAGTTTACAGCGGCAGTTGCTGACCCAGTAGTTGTCCAGGGAGCAGTGGTGCTAGCAAAGTTAGGGTTAGTTAGTTCGTTAATTCTGTTGGCACGTAGTGTCAAGTGGATCTGACGAGCGTCATCAAACGAGGTTGGAGTGCCTGCTATTTCAAATTGACCGGCATCAAAGAAATGGTGCTCATTAGTTGCTGAGCCACCAATGGATGCAATTGATACTCCAGGGCAAGCATAAACCGCACCAGTCGGTGCGACATCCGATACATAAAATCTATAAGAACTGAAGAAAGTGGCAGTGTTATCTGTTGTTCCAGTGGTGCCCGTAGCAGTTCCTGAACTTGGAGTTGAGGTGCTAAGTAAAGCACCAAAACGGTCAAACCATTTAATCTTTGTGGTTATCGTTCTTGCAGTTGACCCAGATCCTTTAGCCGCATAAATACTAAAACAGTAAGTTGTTCCCGCTACTACAGGAATTCCGTTAGTTACTGGCGCATCGTCACCACAGTATGCGTTAATGGTTTGCTGGCTTGTAGAAGTGTTGTATAGAGCAAAAATTCCATTAGCTTTGTTAGGAAATAGTGTAGGTGCCGTCGACTCTACCCAAGGACTTGGGTACGGAGTTATTAACCCGTACTGCCCCGTAACAGGGTTGTACCCTGAACTTGCGGGTAAGTTGGTTGCGCTTGTAAGAGCAAAGCTGATAGAGGTTGGTGTAACCGCTGTAATGGTGTAAGGGGTTACAGAGTTAAAGAGAGGATAAGGCAAACCACTTACGGTGATGTAGTTACCTACGTCGTACTGTTGGTTGTAACTTGCGCTAAATGTCAGGGTAGCTACGTTAGAGGTTACCGCAGCGGTAAGAATAGGCAATACAGGTAGCTGGTCATAGTCAGCGGTGCCGTCAATAGATATCCAGTGACCCGTGCTTTCTTCAAAAGATGAGTCGTTGTAGTCAAGCATTAAGTTATGGCCAATTTGCACGCCCGCAACACTTGGGTTTGGCGTTACTGGGATAACCGTGTAACTTCCAGAGGCTTTGGCAAACAAGTATGTGGACAGGGTTAATGTGCGAGTAGTAGTGCTGGTATTAGCCACATTTGTAATAAGGGTATTTGGCTGAACACCATTGCCAAGTATCTCTGATCCAATGGCTATAGCGGTTCCAGCAAGCACAGAAACTACTATGGTGTTAGTTCCCACAGCTCCACCAGAAGAATAGGTGTATAGAGTTGAACCAACAGGTTGAACTGGGTAATACTGCCCAGACTTTGTGCTTAGATTAAACGTCTCAGCCCCAAGAGGGTCCGGCACTCCCCACCCAGTAAATGATTTAATAAAAGCAACTAACCCGTTGAGCGAGCCCTTTTGTTTTGTTAGGGTTACTGCTTCTCTAAGAAGAATGCGGTTCTGTTGTAAGCCGATTGCGGGTTCGTATGTTTGACCAAACTGATTTAACATAGTAGGGATCAGTGTGCCGCTTACAGTCTCTGTGTTGTACTTATTCTCTAAAAGATCGGAGAGAGTTCGAGTATAGTCAAGCTGGAAACCAAAATTACTTAAGAAGCTGTATAGATCTGGGTTGTCCCAGTCAGACGTGGCGACATAAGGCTGCGAGATCTTATAGATCTCAGGCAAATAGTTATACAAGTTATCGGTGTTGCCATAGTTTTTTACGGACAAACCAATTGCGTTACCTGCGTTAGTCCACCTGTACTGTGTTAAGTTATACACAAAAATTGAGTAGTAATAGAACTGTCCTTGTGTTAATCCCGCAATTACAAATGTTCCTGTTCCGTTTACTACCGAGGAAGATTCAGCATTAATTACTGTAAAAGAGTAAGAGGATCCAGGTATCACCGTTGCCACAGACGCTACTATAAATAACCCGCTGTAGCCTGTGGGTAAAATACCAGAAATGTTTACGCTGGCTCCGGGAGAAACTTGTTGATAAGACGAAGAGTAAGTATAGGTTGAATATAGTGCCGTACTAGTTACTGAGGTAATTGAAAATGTAGGTGATGTTGAGTTGACCCCAGAGTCAATAAAAGTAACAGGATCTTTGCCATTGGCTGCAGTTAATACTTGTACTCCGTCGTATACGTTTACTGGAAAGCCGTAGCTGTTTCTAGTAATAGTTAAGTTAGCCCAACTACCGCTTGGGTCTGTCCAGTTTAGTAAAATGCTTCCGTAGTTATATGGAATGGCCGTAAAGGGGGTGGCGTCAAACTTAATTGGGTTGTCGCTACCGTAGTAGTCGACTCCATAGTAACTTAATCCGTAGCGCGACATGGTTAGCTTAGAATTCCGCCAGTAGCATTAAGAGTGACGCTTCCAATACCTGTAGCAGAAGGACTAGCTACAGTTCCTAGTTCGTATAGGGTAGGGATCTCATTAGAAGCGCAAACAATGTCCTTGACTGTAAGCGCTGTTACGGATCCCCCAGAAGAAACAGAAGATACGTTTGTTGCCACAAGTGCGTACGAGAAAGTGTTACTAGTTACTGCGGTAACAACATAAGTTCCATTAAAGGTAGTATCTACCCCAGTAACCGACATTGTTTCTCCTACTGTAAGGGTATGGGTAACGGAGGTTGTTAGGGTAGCTACGTTTGAAGTAAGAGCCTTATTAGTAATTGTATAGGTCTGGTCTTGATCGGCTCGCACCATCTTTAGCACTTGCTGGTATGCAACCCCGTTTACATTACCGATGGCGTAGTGCAGGTCAGAGATGCTGATAGTCTGACCAAAGAATACGTTATCAATATAGAACACGTTATTAATAGCTGAGGTAACGTTAGCTATCACAGATGACTGACGGTATTGTGGGGCCACCGTTATGTTAACAACAATATACACTCCAACATACTTAGGTGGTTGGAACGTAAGAGTTGTATTAGCGGGAGCTTTATTTGTAAGGTAATTTAAAACATTTGTTGCTGTTGTGTTAAAAACAGTAGTTGCTGTTGAGTTATCGGCCGCTACTCCCGGGTCACCCGCTGGAGCAATGTACAAAGTAACAGCACTATAAGTATTTGCTGTTGCTATTGCTTTTGACACACCCGTAACTTGAACCGCTAAAGCCGCGTAATCGGATAAAGATACAGCCCTGTTAATCGCTCTAATGCTAAGAGGCGCGTTGATTCTAATAGAGTCAGTTGATTCAGGATCCGCACCGCCGGAAGCGGCACCGTCTCCTTGGGTTACTATGTCTTGGTTAGATACAGAAAGCCCTGAAGGGATAGCAGATAGTGAAGGTACCTTAATAACATATTTAATGGTATTTGAAGCAACGTTGCCGACTACTCCTCCACCAATACGGTAATTAACGTAGATTGTTGCTCCATTTGGCGGAATAATTCCGCTGATGCCGTCGCCAAAAGTTAGATAGGTAATGTTGTTAGCGTTTGTAAACGCTGAAAACACAGGGTCATAGCTACCATAGTCAACTAAATAATCTACCTGTGTATAAGCAGTTCCATTAATAGTTACTTGAACGCTGTTGCTAATAACTGACTGATTTAGTAGTGCAAAGGTTTGGTTAGCTGAGCCATTAGAAGTTCCTACAGGCTCATTTGAAATGGTTTCGCCTTGAGTGGCTAGAACAGCCATTGTTCCAGAGAACGTACCAAAAGAAGACCCTGTACCTGAAGGGGTAAAGCTTGCGCTTGGGTTGGCTACGGTAAATGTGTAGGCGCCAGAAGATCCGCCTATAGCTGTGACACTAAAGGTTCCGTTAAAGTAAGAAGGAGTAACTCCAGATACAGTAACCGAGCTCCCTACTTGAACTCCTTGAGTTGTAAGGCTGTATGTGTATGTGGCTACTGTTGTAGAAGACGCTGACGCTGCAGTTAGTGCGGCCCCAGTTGGAGGAACAATGATTGCTGAGTTAGTCTCAAACACAACCTGAGCTGTGGTTGCGTTAGCTACAAGCGAGGTTGCTGCCTGAGTAAGTGCTGGAAGAGAAATAGGCGTAGCACTTGAGTTCTGGAAGGTAAGATTTACCGTTGATGCAGTGCTGGTAGTAGGGGTATAACCTAATAGGTTAGCTAACTGAAGCACGCTTGAACGCTGAGTGGCCGTAGTAATAAACGACTCATTGGCTGCTCGGTCAATGTAGTAATTGAGGATGTCACCCATGTAAGAGAACAGTTCTACAAGGGTCATACCAAAGTCGGCGGGATCACGGTTAGTCCACTGTGGGGCAAAATTAGGGATAAGCGTGGTCATATCCAACAAAATAGACGCGTAGTCTCTTGATGTATAGTTGATTGATGGCACGTAGTTAGCCACTTGTTACCTCCGTAATTACATCTCCAGACTGGTTAAGGATATCAGTTTTAACCACTAGAGTCTCGGCTGTTGCCGATACACCGTACTTATAACTTATAATTACATTTAAATGGCCGTCTTGCTGGTCTACTGATCCGTTTACAGATAGCAGCGTTAAATAGCTCAACCATCTGGCAAATCCGCTTGCTACTTCTTGGCTGATTAAGGCCATAGCAGCATCCAAATTTTCAAAGCTGGCGGCCCTGGTCTTTGTTCCAAAACTTGGGCGCATAACCCGTTCGCTTAGTAGAGTCATGATCACTAGGACAATACGATCTTGGATAATCTTCTTCTGGTCATTTGAGTAGGCCACGGCCCCATTTGCATCAAAGCCAAACGGAAGAGAGATAGCGCTTGGTGTTGTCATAGTTCAACTCCTAACCAGACGGGGTAATTTGGGTCTCCAGCAGTAAACATAACCCAGACTTTTTGCCCAATACTAGGGACTAATCTGTGAGGTGTATGCTCTAAAGTGCTGGTTAAATCATTAAATGCAGAACCCGAAGAGGCATTCCAAAGGTTAGATTGGTTTACTGTTTTTACATGTGGGTGGGCCAATGTGTTACTTGATTGAGGAACTATGGGCTGGTATGACAAGTAGGCTGTGCTGGTTCCAGCGGCTAAAGACGTGGCGGCATACGGAGTGTTTGGGCAAGTAAATGAATAAGAACTTCCTGCTACCACTGTGGCAATAGCAAAGATGGTGTAAATGCCTCCGTTTACCGCAACCCCCGCACCAACAACGGCTTTTTGAGTTGTTGATGAGTATGTATAAATAGTTGATGTTCCAGAGGTAGTAACGTTAGTAACAGTCACGCCAGCGGGCGTTGCAAGTAGTGCAGCCACTTGAACTGCTGTGTGTGGGATGTGGTCGGGATGGTTAGAGTTAGAGGTTACTGGAAGGCAAGGTTTAGCCCAGTCAGTTTCAGCCGTCCCTAGAACTTGTGGGACCTGAAGTTTGATCTTGTGCTTATTATCGGGGTCTACATTGTTAGTGCAGACTCCTTCGTATACCCCATAAAAGCGCTTGTCTTCGTTCATAGCACACTCGGTATCTTAGACAGTGCGGGGTTACTATAAGAAGCAGTGCTGCCAGCTGGTTGAGAGATAGGATCTAATGTCAGCGTACCCGTCACCCAAACAGGGCCATTTGCCACGCCTTTAGCTCTATTAGTTTGTACTCCAAATACCCCGTTTGATTGAGGACCTAGGTTTGGGGTAGTCCTTCTAAGTACAGTTGTAGGGACAATCACTGTTTGAGCTACGCCAGGAATGATAGTTCTAGAAGGTGTGGTATTTGGTTTAACTATGTTTTTACCGTCAATCCAAGTAGTAGTTGTTCCTAAAGAATCTGTGCCCACATGAAGAATTGTTGTGTACGTCTGTGTGTTTCTTTCGGTTTCACGTACACGGTGCTCTGTACCCAATACAGTCCAGTATCCTGAATAGTAGTTCCCTAAACCATCTAAATACACTGGAGCATCCGGTCTAACATCTGGCGCCCCAAGCACTTCAACGGTAGCTCTATATGGGAATACGGTTCTATCTTCTGCGGCTTTAGCCTCATATGCAGCGACTGTGGCGTCGAGAACAACTACATCTGTAGCGTGTTTATCAAAGAACTCTGGAGTTGTTTTATATTTAGTGTTTGCCGCACGCTTCTGTTGGGTAATAGACATAGAACTAACTGAGTTAGTATCTAGTCCATTAACTGCAATGGCGGCTTTAGTCTCATTGTCTTGCGGCATAGAATCACTAATAACGGGCTCAAATGAGTAAATGGTTGATCCGCTAGGGTTGTTTGCCTCATTCATGTAGAAGTAACTGGCCTCTGAGCGCTTATTTGTAAACTCATAAAGCATAGGTTGAAAGTAGATCTCTGTGTTTTCTGTTCGTAGGCTATAGCCAGACTGCTTTGCTAGTCTGACCATTATTTCCCAATCAGTGTGTCCTGCTTGGGCTACTTGTGGATAAATGCGCGGGTGAGCTACGGTAAAACAAGCAAAGTTATTGCGCTTAGCTATTTGTTTAATAATGCCATCTGCCGATAGCCCTTTATAGACCTGCTGTGATTCATTCTTCATGACCATAGAGGCGCCAACAACCACAATCTCTGTTAAGAAGGTGCTTGGGGTTCTATTCACATTTACATGGTGGATATACCCATAGAAAGATCTAGACTTCTTAACCGTAGATACAGTGAACTTAACAGGTGACCCAGTAGAGACGACATCATAGTTAACGTTCCAGTCTCTAAACTGTATAGTTGCAATCTCATGTTGGTACCTATTTTGATAGAAGGTCATAGAGTACACATGCGCTGGCGGCAAAGTTGTATTAGGGAACTCAACAGTTACGTAATTAAACATTAGGTATCCTGATTACAGTACCTGGGGTTATGTTATTAAAGTCAGCAATCTGAGGATTAAACTCAGGAATAATCCACCAGTACTGCGGGTTTTTGTAGTACGTCTGGGCTAATTGATCTAAGCGTTCACCCTCTAAGTAGACATGCTCATAGTAGTTAAGATTGCCTAGTGAAGAGAACTGATAAAACACAATAGGGTTTAAAGGCCCATTAATAGTGGTAGAGACAAAATCAATAGTAGAGTACTCGTAGCGAGAGCCTTTATAGATAGCCATGATTACCCTTTCTTACTTAGTTGTGCTCTTAGACACATTGCTTGTTAGTGCGACTCGTGAGAATACATTAAATGACACAACAACTTCTGTGTGAAGCGGGATCATATTTTTATTAAAGACTGAGTGGTTAATGGCAAGACTATCTACCCATCCAATGTACGAAAGATTATTGGTTGCATCTGGGCCCAGTTGAAGGGCGATTGCGTTTGGTGACAAGAATCCAATATCAGCCGTCTCTCTTCCAAGAGAGTTATGCCAAGTCTTATTAGAGTCTGAGCCATTTCCAGAGCCATTAATTGCTCTAAACAAGTACTCAAGGTCATGCAGAGTACCCTTCTTCAGTAGATCTTGTAACAAAAGCTGTGGGTTTTGAGTGGCCCCAATAAACCCGCCCGGTGTGTAATCGTTGTAATTAAGAGCCGCAACCATGTTAAGACCACTCGAAGCCGCAGCTGCTGCTGCAAAGTCATTTATTCGGTCAATAACAATAGTAAATTGAACCGTCTCCATAGCAGTAAACTGCCCGTAAAGAGCTGCCATGGAATCAATAGAGCTCGGAGTAAAGTTGGCGTTTCTACTAACACCCACTTGAATATTTTGTGGATTCCACAAGAACTGAAAGCCCCAATAGCTTTGATCAGCAGTTAGTACATAGTTTGTACCTATTGCTGTTGTGCCAGTTGAAGTAGAGGCTGAACTAGTATCTAAGACTAAGTTTGTACTAGTTGGGGTAGTAGCATCAAAAGCAAACCATAACTTTGCTCTACGTAATCCGTGGTTAGTCCCTACATAAGTATGGCCTGAGTTAGTTGAGTCTAGAGCAGCCGTGTTTAATGGCAAGCTTCGAACATGTGGGGGCAAATTAAATTTAATTTTGCTTGGATCTAAGGGTATAGCGTCAACCCCGTTCCCTCCCCCTCCCCCACCAGCGGACGGGGCAGGCTTAATGATCGTTCCAGTAATTTGCTGATTAAACTGTCCTTGCGTAGGCGCTGTTGCTCTTGGGGTGTTGCCCGCGGTATTTAAGTAGTCACGCAATTCACTATAGAAGAAGTTTCTTTGCGCTAAGCTGAGCTTAGCAACGTTTAACGCTGTTTGATGAACCGTTTTTAAAAATGCTTGTCCCTTAGGGGTAGCAAGAAAGTTTGCTGTACCTTGAATGATTGTGTTATCTGCCATTACTTAACCCCTACAGTAGTTACAGTAGTTTTATTCTTAAGAGCTTTTTGCATAGCATCCACAGTAGCTTGAGGGTTTTTGTCTGCTTGGATAGTAACGCTAACCCCTCCATAATTATACGTTGTTTGGCTTGTAGTATTGCCTGCAGGAGCAACACTTGAGCCTCCAAATGCAGAGGCAAGCAAGGCACTTAACGATTGACGTTGGCTATCTGCCGTAGTACTAAATGGTAAAGCTGTAACTATCTTTCCAGAACTACTAACCGCCGTAGATCCCCCACTGCTTCCACTGCCTCCACTACCCGGAGAGTACTGTGTTCTTTTAGGATCTACTTTACCTGTAACCCAGCCAGACTCTACAATTGAAGACCAAATCTGATCAGCGCTTTTACCGCTGCGGAAAGCTGCAAGAATTTTATCGTAGCCCTCGCCTTTAGTATTAAGCAAGGTGGCCGCATCTGCCTGAGATCCTTGAGCTATATTTAAATATTTTTGAACGCCCACTTTGTTTTCGCTTACAGACCCCTTCATACGAAGCGTACTGTTTAGTGGGTTATTAAAACGCATAGGGTTATTGCCGCTCTCATAACGCATCCACTGCTCTAAAATGTTTCTGTTAGTGGGTGTATTAGGAGCGCTAATGTCTTTAAAGAAGTTTGACTCAAAAGCTTTTACGTCACCGCCCATGTCTCTGTGCATATTGTTGAGCACATTATTAGGAATAACATACCCGTCGGTCTTAGGCACAAACAGCTCTGGACCAACTTCACCCACGATGTAAGGTTGCTTAGCGTCTGCGGGGCCGCCATCAGCAAGGAATCCAGCTAATAAGAAAGGAAGGATCTCACCTAAAACGCTTCCAGCAGCAATCTTTCCTCCAGCTTTTAAAGCAGATTTAGCAGCAAATCCTGCTCCAAGTTTTGCTATAGAACCCAGAGACCCGTTTCCAAGTCCACCAAGCCCACCAAGTAACCCTTTACCGCCAGAAAGTACTGCAGTTAAATCGCTCATTTTAATTGCAAGATTGTTCATGCCAGCGCCAATATCAGCAGCTCCTGCATAACCTCCGGCTTGAGCAGAGGCGGTAGATGTAAGTAGCCCTGTTTGATAGGCAGTTTGGTTAGCCATTGCTTGAATGGTGCTTGACTGAATACCTGCGGCCTTTAGCTGAGTCTTACTAATGTCGCTTAGCGCTTCTCCGCCGTACTGTGCTTTAGCAATAAGTGCGTTGCTAATAATAGTAAACATAGTCGGGTCATTGCTAAATAGCCCCATTAACATCCCGTATAACCCGTTACCTGGAGCTAAAGATATCTGCACTTCTCTTTTAGAAGGCTTTTTGCCCTGAAAACGGGTTATGTAATTCCAAATTTGATCAGCCAATTTATCAACTGGCATGATATTTCCTTGAGCATCACGGATGTTAATTCCAATAGTTTTTGCTAAATTAATTGTATTTGGGGCGTTCATAGTGCCCGTTACAGCTTGAGCAATAGCAGTCTGCCCTAAACCAGGAGTGTAATTAGATATTTCAGCTACACCTTTTGCAACAGAACCAAAGTTATTTGCGTAACCTAAGGGTTGAAGCGCCGCTAAAGCATTAGTTGTGTCCATACTGTTATTAGCAATGCCAACGCGAGCCATCATATTTTGAAGGGCTCTAACGTTTCCAGTCTGACTTTGTAAAGATCCTGTGTAACCGCCCTGACCAAAGAAAGCGGAACGCTGCGTGAGGAAGTCCTGCATAACAGCCGTGTTAGTTCCTGGTAGAGCATTAGATGCAGCTCTTATTGCTTGAAGCCCGTAAGCCGCAGCCATTCCGCCAGCCATTCCGCCAGCCATTTCGCCCCTACTGCCGCCGCCACCAGACTGTGTAACGCCGTTAGGAGCCACCTTAAACTTGCTACTTCCACCTGCGGTGCTTGATCCAGTTCCGCCAAGTATGTTAGCGGCCTTTTCACTAGCATCATTTAAAGCGCTAACAAGGCTATTGATTTTTGGCAACACTGTGTTCTCAATGATGTTGCCAAGATGTAAGAAGTCTTTTTGAAGATTGGTAACAGAAGTGGAGGCGTTACCGATTAGACCACCGTTGGGTTCCATAACTACCTCCTACCTCTTTGGGCTCTTTCAAGCCAGTTCATTCGTTCTCTAACAGATAAATTTTTTATATCTGCCAGTGTCCATCCGGTAAAAGACCTAGTAAGAACCTCGTACTGGTCTAGTAAATTTTCGTAATCCGTGTCCTTATATGCGAAACAAGTCAACAAGACTTAGTGGTAAAGCAATTCCTTCACCACATGCCTTGCACATCTTGCTCACCTCCCCAAGGCGTGGGCCCGGGTTCTTCTCAATAATCTGTTCTACAATCTTTGAGCGATCAGACATACTTAAGTTAAGTGCTGTACTGGCGCCCATAGAAGGCATTCCATTTACTGAAGCTACGCAGCCAGATAGTAGAAGAGTGTTAATCTCTGCAACTGTTTTGTCTGAGTTTTCTAACAATTTTCTCTGGGTAATGCCCGTTGGAAGGTTTACTACTACATACCCCTGCTTTGTCTCTACTTGCCAAGTGCGATCAGCGATAGGGTCGTCAAGGGTCTTTACAGGAATATCATCAACTAGGTCAATAGATGTTTCCTGCTCCTGTCCGCAACTTCCACATTGAACTTTAAGATCAAGAGTTTCGCCAAAGGTAATGCGGCGGATTCCTACAAGAATAGCGTCACGGTCTCCCGAAAGAAGGTTATCAAAGTCTTCTTTGTTAACATCCCTTGATCCGATCTTTATAAGACCGCGTTGTAAAAGGACATTAATAGCTTTACCTGTGTTAGATGCTTTAGCAATAGCTTCTTCATCCACACCATTAAGCTCTCGAACTTCTACTGTCGTTACAAGATCAGTTCCATCAATAAATCCACCAGGAAGCTTTACTTCAGGTCCTGGAGGAGCCTTGGTCTCAATGACCTTCTCTGGCTCCTCCATCGCCTTCTTTGCATACTGGTTTACGAGTTCTGCGTCAGTAATAACTGTTGCCACGTTTTATTCTCCTAGTTGTTAGTCTTAGTATGTCTTGCCGTCTACTGGGTTACCCTTAGAATCTGTGAAGAATACAGAGATTCCTTCGTGAACTAGCTGCATAGTCTCAAACAAGATTGCTCCATTTGTAGCGTCTAGATCGGTGTAGTTTAGCCCAGTAATCCACGCATTGTGGACTTTAAAGGCCATCTGTGGGTAATCGGTTGTTGCGTTTGTATTTGGATGTTCATTTACATTGATAGTAATATCAACGCGGAAGTTAGTTCCAAATGGTGATGCAACTGATGGGTCATTAAGACCTGACCCAGCGGCTGCTGTAAAAATCCCACGCATCCATGACATTGCTTGATCATTTCCATAAAGAACTCCACGAGTGAACGATATAGGCTGGAAAGTAGTCATTCCAGGGATTTGATGCACAGTGGTGTTGTAGCCGCCCTCACGGTAAGGGATAGCTTGAGTAGAAACAGATAGACCAGAGATGTTAGTAAAGCCGCCCACCCAACCGTTTGATTGACCGGTAGCAGGTGTTCCACTGCCATCAGTAATCTTTGGAATAGTAGTTGCTGCGGTAAACGCTCCTGCTGGTGCAAAGCTAGCAGTGAACCTAAATCCGCGAATTGGATCAGTTGCAATGCTAGAATTAAACTGGCTAATTGTTGAGCTTGCCATTGTTGTTTATCTCCTTAAGATACAGTTACAGTGGTACCACCGCTGTACTGGCCGATGTTGATGACTACAAATTCAGCTGGACGTTGTAGAGCAACACCAACCTGGATATTTACAATTCCGTTATCAATCGATGACTGAGGATTGTTATCAGAATCGCACTTTACAAAGTATGCAGCTTGTGGGCTAGTGCCTGTCAAGCCCCCTTGAGCCCAGTAACTTGTCAAGAAGGTACTAACGCTTGCGTTAATACGGTTCCATAGACGCTGGTCATTTGGCTCAAAGACTGCAAATTGAGTAAGGTCACGAAGAGCTTTCTCAAGGTAGATAAGGCTACGACGCACTGGTACATAGCGATCTACATATCCTGGCTTTAGGGTGCGAGATCCAAAGACCACAATCCCTGAACCTGAGATATAGCGGATTGCGTTAACAGGGGCTGCAGATGAGTTAAGAGAGTCAAGGTCAGCCATTGACAGTGACGGTACAGAGACAACACCTGCAAGGCGGGCTTGTAGTCCTGCTGGGGCTTTGAATACTCCGCGGCTAGCGTCAGTTGCGGCGTATAAACCAACAACTGCTGCTCCCGCTCCTACAGTCTTTATCGCTCCTGTAGAGGCGCCTACACCAACTGTTGGGTCAGCAATTGTAAGGGATGGGTAGTAGACAGCTGCGTATGAAGTAGGTGTGTAAGTGGCCGATAGTGTTAGCTGATTAGGGGCTGTGTCATTTACGCCATCAATAACTACAAAAGCATCGTTTGGACGAGTTGTACCAGTTGCATATGAGATAGCACCATTGATAGTAGTTGCATCTGTATATCCTGGAATATTGATTACCAAAGACTGACGGATATTATCGTACAGGCTAAGAGCAGATACAATGCCGGTTCCGGTAACTGCTGATCCGTCTGATCCAGTGCTTAAAGCTGCGTTAGCAACCGATGATGGGTTACGAGTAGCTCCAGTGCCAGCTGCGCCTAAGTCAGTTGCAACAATCCAGATTGAGTTGTTGTTAATGACGTTAATTGCGTAGCGAGCATCTGTAGCAATCATTGAGATGTCTGTCCACTGTTCAACGATGTTTCCAGCGCTAGAACCTCCGTAGTAGACCACAAGGTTGAAGTAGCCTGTAGTAGACCCAGCAGTGATGCTGATATTGATGCTGTTACCCCAAGTTCCAGAACTAGCTGCGCTGATCTTAAGGGTAGCTGCAGGTGTTCCTTCAGTATCGTTGAAAGAACGGGTAGCTGCTACAGCAGAGGCGCCTGGTACACGAGTGACATAGGCTTGCTGTCCACCGTTTGCAAAGTACATGTACAAAGCAAGTGGAAGGTTATTGTTCTGTACAGTGTTCCAAGAGCCAAATAAGTTTACATACTGGCTCCAAGAAGTAACCAATGTAGGGATCGTTGGGCCACGATCGTTAGCGCCTAGAAAGGCAGCAACGGTGTTAGATGCCGGACCGACTACTGGTTGAATAGGGTTCAACGTCTCTTGAACGTATACCCCAGGACGTAGGTAGGTTGCCATTAAATTATCTCCTTATTAATTTACTTAGTTAACAGATGATGGAAGAGGTGTTTTACCGGACGGGATAGACGAAGTAGTAGCGTTGATATCAACATATTGAACGGTTTTAATAGACGCAGCTGCCTGAGGAGACATCTGGCTAATTACTCTGACCGTAAATACATTTCTTAAAAGACGACGATTTCCAGTTTCACCTTCAACCGTATCTCTTTTAACAAATCCATCAAGTATCATTGTGCGGCTGCTGCTCTCTGTACCTAACTGGTTAGGCACAATAAGAAAGCCATACTTTGATGGAAATTTATTTAGTAGTTGATACATAAGCGCTCGATCATGACGTGGATTACGTGCATACGAGGTGATCTGATAAACAAGATCATAAGCTATTGGAATTAAATAATCATAAACAAGCCCATTTACTGGGGCGATCGTTCCTTGATAGTCTGTATCAACTAGGTACCCATAAGTTTGACGGTCATTGCCGGGTAAAATATCGATAAGGTCGATAGTGATGTATGGAAACGCTTGATCACGAATTTCAACGTCTGGAAACCCAAACCAGGTCTTTACAGCGCGGTTAGCATTAACATCGTCTGAAACTTTTATACCATTTAGTAAAGTTTTAAGCGCTAAGTCTTCAGCAATAATAAACGGATTGCCCATTAAATGATCCCCAACCCTTTAAAAAGATTTGTAAGAGCTATTTTTTCTAAGACCGGCTCAATTAAATTATGAGCTCGTGCTTTAAATGGGCGTATAACTGCATTAGGAATGCCTCCAGAGGTTCCGTACTCTAAGTCTTCAATTTCAGTAGCGTACTCTGACGGATAACTTACATACACCTCATAATCAGCGCCAACCTCTATAGACATCTTTGAGGTAAGCCCCTTTGGCCAACCAGAAGAGTCAGCTAAAGAGTTAAGAAGGATAGTAAGTTTAGGGATAAGTTCTACTGCGGCTTTATTTGCGGCCTGGGTAATATCAGCGCTTTTTAATGACACGCTTCACCACTTTGCCTACTAAGTATGTTGCTACTACTCCTGTGAGTATATGCGGTTTACCTGCCTCAGGGATGTTCTGAACAATAGCTTGAGCAAACTCGATATCCGAGGGCTTATCTATGTTGTTAGGCACGGCAAATCTCCTTAAGGAGGCAAGATACTTCGCAAGGGTGGTGCTTAATTATCCGCACGGATAATTAATATAAGGATAAAGCAAAAAGCGCCCTTGCGGGCGCTAATCGCTTACTTACTCTTCTTTACTTTTTTGGCTAGAGCCTTGTCCATCTTCATATCGGCTTTAGCAGATGGGTTCTTCTTATCCATCTTTTTATCCGCCTTCTCAAAGGCCGCCTTCTGCTTAGGGCTCATACCCTTTTCAATCTTAGCGTCAGACTTCTTATCAGCCTTCATACGTGCTGACTTACAGGTAGCACAGGTGCACTTGCAACCTGCTGCTGGCTTGCCAGCCTTACATCCACAGCCACACTTAGCGCACATTTACTTACCCTTCTTCTTAAGAGCCTTGAAGTCAGCTCCGGTGATCTTATCTTTTGGGGCAGCAGCTGAAGCAATCTTCTTCTGCTTAGGGGACATGCTCTTTCCTTTGCCGTATCCGGCTTCACCCTTTTTCTTCTTGCATCCACAAGTCATGCACATATTACTTACCTTTTTTCTTACGGGCGGCTGCGAGGTTGTCAACCGCATTTGGGTATGGGCGACCAGCGGCTTTGGCTTTAGCACGGGCTGAGGCCTTCTGGCTCTTGCTTAGTTTACTATGCTTACCCCCGTCAGGGTCCTTCTTATCCCAAAGAGGTTTTTCTTTAGCCATTATTTATCTTTCTTTGCTTGCTTTGCAGCGCGCTTCTCTTTAAGAGTCATCTTTGGCTCTTTCTTCTGATTTGTATTGCCTTTTTGCTCTTTATTCGCCATATTTTTATCCTTTACTTCTTAATTACAATCTTGGTTGACTTCTTAGGTGTTGCCTTAATAGAGATGCTCTCACCTTTTTTAGTCACGCGGATGCTCATGCAGTAGTAACCATCAAAGTAGCTACTTTAGGTGTGCCAGATGCGGCAATTGCATAGACTTTCTCTGATGGGCTAAGGCTATCAAGGGTGATAGATGCGCCAGCAGCAAGTGCTACGCCATAAGAGGTAGAAGTAACGTTAGATGCGCCTATGTAGACAACAATAGATGCGTCTGTGTTCTGAATAGATACGCTTCCATACTGCCAAACATTACGAACCTCTGGGCCAACAGTAACCTCAGGATCATTATTAAGTAGGGTTGCGGTTGAGGCGTTAAGAGTAAAAACCGAGTGTGTGAGTGCCATGTGGCTCCTTAGTTAGCGTAGCTAGCAAATTGAACGTCGTTCTGCATCTCTTCTGGCATGACCTGAACTAGGTCAACAGTTAGAAGGATGAAGTCCTCACTAATAATACCTTCTTGTTGGGACTTATAGGGGCGGAATACTTCGCCTTTCCAGACAACACGGTCGCGATCGCGGGAGTCTGGGTTTGCCATAGTTCCTGGAGCCACTTTTTCAATATCTAACGCATTAAGGGTTAGGTGGAGGTAGTCAGCGTTATAGAAACCCTGCTGGCTAATCTTGGTATCGCCTTGCTTGATAATGGCCCGAATGACCTGAATCTGATAAGGTCCCGTCCACATTTTGCCGCCTGATCCATTGTAGTAAGAGTCGCCCACATCATAGATAGGGTCTACTGCGGTAGCGGTTGGGTTATAAAGCCACCATTGAGCGTGGGTACCTACAGGGTTAGTAAGGTCATTAGTAATACCTGTAGATATAGATCCGCGCTCAAAATCCGAATTAAACCTGCCGCCAGGGGTATACGCTCTACTCATAGTATCTACCTTAGTTGGTTGTCACGGCGTTTGAGGCGCCAGAATAAGATGAAGTTCCCTCTTCACTAGCATGCCGAATACTCATTACGACACCTTACTGTTGAGGTAGTTCTACTACCTGCCAATTTAGATCTGCTTCTACCCATCGGTATATTTTGCCATCTGTGGGCATTGGTGTAGGTGCTTCCCATGTAAAGTTAGTCGTGTTCAATTTCCAAGAAGGATACATGCATGGGTAGTAAAAAACATCGTACTGCTCATCGTAGTAAAACCCTATACCAGCGTAGGTATGTCTAAAAGGAGTTCCACCTTCACGAGTACTTATTCCATTTAGTGTGTTGTAAGAAGTACGCTTGCAAACTTGTCCACGAAAATTTTCATACCAAGTTTCAGGATCTAAACCTTCAATAAGTTCAGTTTCATCTTTCCCAACGATTACCTCTGTAACGAGGTTGTTTTCATCAAGGAATGCGTAATGAGCCATTAGATAGTCACCGTACCTGTTCCAGCAGTGAATGTGTAGACCTTATTGCCTCCAGTATTGACTGGCCCCGAATAAGTTAGACCACCGCTAATAGATGTAATGTTAGAGTAAGTGTTTGGGTAAGAGAGAATGACTACTCCAGAACCTCCATTAGAACCTGCTATGTTTCTAAATGGTCCACTGTAGTAATATGAAAAGGCGCCCCCGCCACCTCCGCCCAAGTTTGTTCCTCCAGCAGTACCGCTGCCTGTAGCGTTTGATCCTCCTGTACCACCTCCACCAGATCCACCAGATCCACCAGTACCAGTACCACTAGAACCAGTAGTATTGCCACCGCCACCTCCGCCACCTGCATACGTTACAGAAGAGCCTGAGATACTGGAACTTGAACCATTTCCACCGCTTCCTGCTGTGTACGTAGTAGTAGTAGTAGCATTGCCACCTACAGCACCTGCACCTCCTCCACCGCCGCCGCCTAAGTAACCTGCACCGCCATTGTTTCCTTGTCCCGAAGTTCCCGTACCAACAGAAGTGCCATTGTTAGAAGAACCACCTCCAGAACCTCCGCTAAGACCGTAGTTTGTATGAAAAGTATTAGAGTTTCCATCAGTACCGCCACCGCCGCCGCCACCCGTTGAGGTAATAGATGAGAAGACGCTGTTAGATCCTACAACACCTCGAACTTGCTCATATGGATCACCATTTGCCGAGATTCCTCCAGCACCACCAGCACCGACAGTCAGAGTCAAAGGAGTACCGGCAGTCACTGAAAAACTTGAACCCGTTCTCATGCCACCAGCACCGCCACCAGCACCAGCAGAAGTGTAGTCCGCTATGTTTCCGCCACCGCCGCCACCGCCAGCAACTACAAGATAAGTAACTGGTACAGTAAAGGAAGATGTGACGGAGTTGCTTGCACTTGAAGCAACAGAAGTTCCCTGTGCATTAGTAGCAGTGACTGTATACGTGTAAGTACCAGCAACAGTTTCGTTAATTGTGATTGGGCTTGATGTGCCTGTGGCAGTTACAGTAGATGAAGATGTGACTAGGTAACTAGTGATTGTTGATCCACCAGTACCGTTAGCAGTAAATGATACAGAAACAACTCCGCTAGTACCTCCAGAGGCTGTACCAATAGTAGGAGCCTGTGGAATTGTTGTTGCTGTAATTGAGTTAGAAGCAGATGATGCAGGAGAAGTTCCGCGCGAGTTTGCTGCTGTAACTGTAAAGGTGTAAGCAGTGTTGCTTTGAAGACCTGCAACAGTTACTGGGCTAGATGAACCTGTTCCTGTGTAACCGCCAGGGCTAGAAGTTACTGTAAATGAAGTTGCAACCGCACCTTTTGAAGCAGGGGTAAATGTAACGGTGGCAGCACCATTATTGTAAGCGCGAGAAGTGCCTACGTTAGTAGCGGTACCAATGGTTGGGGTATTAGGTGCTACGTTCCCCGAAACCTGTGATGTTAAGATTCCTAGGTTTGGCGCCATTATGCAACGTCACCTAAAATCGTAAATGTGTTAGAGCCTGTGCAAATAACTGTTGCTGCAGAGTACTGGGCGCGAAGCTTAGGGGCTGCAGTTGTTGCACCTGTTGAGGTGATTGTGACACCAGATCCCGCAGCAAAGGTAACCTGACCGGCGCCGATCTGTTGGATATCAATAGTCTGTCCTGCGCTGAATACTGAAGGCGGAACTGTTACTGTAATCGCGCTTGCATTAGATGCTGTAACAAATGTACGAGCGGCATCAGAGAGGGCAAGTGTGTAAGAGGTGCCTGTTTGAGCGTTAAAAGAGTTATAGTTATACTGCCAGGCAACGCCGTTAGAAGCGCCTGAGCTAGCTACTAATGTTTGACCATTAGTTCCCACAGATACAGTGGTGGGGGTCTGCGCAGCAGAGGCGGCAATGAGGTCGCCTTTAGCGGTAAGGGCATCAATTAAGGCTGCCTCGGAACGAGCTGATGTCATT